TGTGCCAGAGGACGCGCAAGCCGCGCCAGTGCCATCGTTTATTGTCCCAAAGTTGCCTAACCGCTACTTCCGTGGCAAGACGGGCGGTATCTACAAGCACATGAAGGAGGACGAGGATGGCGACGCAAGCGTAGCTCTTGTATATGAGTACGACCTATTCGTCACCAAGCGTCTGTTCGATCCCGGCCAAGGAGAGACAGTGCTTATTAGATTGTCCCTGCCACGTGATGGCGTTAAAGAATTCTCACTGACGCTGGTCGAAGCGCTAAGCAAGGATGAGCTTCGCAAAGCCCTGTCTTTCCACGGCGTGATTGCCCTGCAAGTACAGATGCTCTTGATTCTCGACTATTTGGTGCAATGTGCAAAAGAACTACAAGTAACACAAGAGGTTGAAATGATGAGACAACAACTAGGCTGGGCCGATGACGACCGGAAGTTTATTCTGGGCGATCGTGAGATTGGCGCGGACTACATACGCTATAGCCCACCGTCTAAGGCCACCCGTGATGTAGCGCATGCGCTTCGTCCTATGGGCTCGTTTGATGAGTGGAAAGAGATCATTAACGTATACGACATGCCCGGCTTCGAGCCACATGCGTTTGCCGTATTCACTGCGTTTGGCGCACCTTTGATTAAGTTCATGGGCATCAAGGGCGGCATCATCAACCTGATTAACAACCGCTCTGGCACAGGCAAGTCCACCATCCTGCAGGTGATGAACAGCGTTTGGGGTCACCCCGATGAGCTGATGATCCAGTGGCGTGACACGCTAAACGTCAAGCTCCACCGCATGGCGGTGATGTGCAACCTGCCCCTTGGTGTGGATGAGATCACTAAGATGTCTGGCGATGACTTCTCAGACTTAGCGTATAGCGTTACGCAGGGCGCACCCCGCCGTAGGATGAAGTCGTCCACCAACGAAGAGCGCGAGTCCCAAGGCTATTGGGCGACCATGATGGTGGCTACGTCCAACGCCAGTATGACTGACAAGCTGGAGTCTCTGAAGTCTACCGCTGAAGGCGAGCTTATGCGGCTGATGCAGTACCGCATCGACCCGACTAACAACCTAGACAAGGCATCTGCCAAACACATCTTCGGTAGACTGCAGAGTAACTACGGCCACGCTGGTGGTCCGTATGCGCAGTTCTTGGTGCAGAACTTGGAGGAGGTGATTGATGCAACACTCAAGCTACAGGTCAAACTGGACAAGGCCGTAAACATTGAGACACGTGAGCGCTTCTGGTCGGGCATGGCCGCGGCTAACCTAGCGGGCGGGATGTTTGGCCACAAGCTAGGTTTGCACGGTATTAACTACAAGCGTGTGTTTGACTGGTCGGTCGAGGAGATCAAGTCTATGCAGGGCTCTGTGCGTCTAAGTTTCAACGACTACGCTACCGTGGTTGGTGAGTTCTTACTTAAGCATAACCTCAACATTCTCGTGGTTAACAAGTACAGTACATCCAAGGCGGGCATAGCTGCCGCGCCTCTTTTGATGCCCCGCGGTGCGCTGATCGTACGCTACGAGCCAGACACTAAGAAGATATTCATTATCCGCCAAGCCCTAAAAGACTACTGCGCCGCCAAGCAGATCACATTTACGGACTTGCTGTCCGGGCTTAATAGTACGGGTGCTTTCATTGCAGAGGTCCGCACCCGTCTGGACATAGGCACGGAGATTACTGCGCCCCCTGTCGTAGCCTTGGAGTTTGATGCTGACCTGCTTGGTGTCGAGCCTGACACAGGCTTAGCGGGCGATGCGGATTGAGGGGATTAATTACGAGCTGGACTGGCAGGAGTTCACTGTTGGCAGTTCGTTCTTTGTCCCGTGCTTGGACGATGCCAAGGCTCGGGAACGCATAGAAGGCAAGATGAACCGCCTTGGCTATGCGGTAATCGTTAAGCTAGTAATAGAAGATGGGATACGGGGTTTGCGTGTCTGGAGAACTAAGCGTACAATTTGAGGGCAACATGCAGTTGCACTCTCCTCCTTGATGGATTAGCCCCGCCTAAACAGCGGGGCTCTTTTTATTGGAACTGCTCGAAGTAGTTAGCCTTCTTCTCAGCGGGCTTGGAGTCCTTCTTCAGCTTGTCCACATAGTCTTGCGTCACGATATGGCGTAGCTTGTCGTCAATGTACAGACCTTGGTCAGTTTTTGCAGACTTCTGCATCTTCTTCTCAATAGAACTAATGAGGCCATCTACATCTATAGCATCAGTTGGGTGGCGCTCGTTAAAATCAATAATCTGTTTCAGAGCTTTGTCAACGCCATCAGTGTCATTGGTCATGAAGTACAAACCAAACAGGTTCAGAGCTTCCGTGCGTTTCTTAGTGATGCCTTCAGCCTGACCCTTCTTTGTGATGTTGAAGTACTGACGCTCGGCAAGTTCCGCTGTGCGAAAACCTAATGACTGCATAGCTATATCAAACGGGCTAAACTCGTCGACGATTTTGTCGCCCGCCATGTTAGTCGCGCCCTCTTTGCTGTACCTAAACGCCACCAATGGTTGACGAATAAACGCAGGCATCATGGCCTCAAGTGCGCGGTCACCGTGACCGGTTTTAAATAGGGTGTATGCACGAGCACCTTGTTGTAATATCCCAACAAATGGACCAAGAGTCTTAGTGATTGTGTCGTTAAGAGCAGTCTCAGCGTCTACATTCTGACGACTGTCGGGAATCCACATGCCGTCTAACTTGAGCTTGCTTGCAAAGTCATAGCCTAAAGCGTTGAACGCACCGCGTCCGAGCAACATACCTGCTTCTTTACCAAGAGTATTGACTGACCAGTTCATAAACTCAAGTTCAAAGTCCAAACGGTCTTCGTCATCAGGAGCCATACCAAAGTTAAACACGGCCTCTACGATAGCCGCCACAGTCGAGAAGCCCCAGAGACCAGTTACCCCCGACATGATACCGGCCATGCCCATGGTCCCGATGAAACGTGCGCGTGCTTCGCGTCGGTCGGCTTCTGTTAAACCTTTGAACGAGTTGTATGCGTTGCGGGCTAAGAAGAACGTCATCTGCTGTGGGAACTGCTTAAACTGCAAAACCACACGAGCCACTGGGTGTTGCATGTAGCGGGGCTTATTTGGTGCAGAGTAATCAAACATGGACCGGTGGGTTGCATCTTTGGCTTCTGCAATAGCTTCAGCAAACGCTTGCTGTTGATTTGTATAGTTAGCCCGTTTCTCCATGGCCGCACGAAATGCAGACATAGATACCACTTCACGATTCATACGCTCAGCATGGTGGAACAAGAATGAGATCACCTGCATCGACTTGTTTGGGATGCCGGAGTAATCTTCTGTTGGTTTAGAAGCCAGACCCGATTGGTCATACGCAGCCGTAATGTCAATAAGACCGTCGGCCACGAACCGCTTGTATGCAGCCATCTCTGCGCCAGTCAGATTCTTAGAGCGCTCAAGTGATGGCGTTAGCAAGCGAGCGTCACGAATACGGCCACCTGTTTCGACACCAAAGCCTGTAAGCCCCATCTGCCCAACAGTCCTAGATACCTGCATCATTACGTTGGCAACCGCACGGGTATAACCCATCTTAGGGTTTGCCCTAATCTGCTGACCTACAAGTGTAGGCACACCAATCATGATACCGCCCAAGATGTTGGTTACTGCTGACGCAACGGATGTCAAATAATAGATGAAACCAATGTTTGAGAAGTAGCTGACCCATGCACCATCATCAGGTGGATTGAGCATGGCATTCAAACGCAGCTCAGTTTCTTTAACAAAGTCACGCAGCTCGTCGTTCTCAGCAGCCAGCACTGGGTCGTATCCTGCACCAGCAGGCACACGGCGCTTTACCTGCGCACGGGCAGCGTCCATTTGCGAGAACATCTCAGGTGAAAACTCAAAGCGGGCCAACTGATACGCCATGTTGAAGGACGTGTTGGCGAAGTTACGCAAGGCGTCTTGTGAGAAACCCTCCACGCTGTTACGGTGGATAAACTGATTGCGCATACTGCGGTCAGGTTGATTCTGTAAGAACGTTTGATAGAAGCTGTCCTTTAGCTCCTTCTTACGAGCATCTGCGGCTGTAGTTGATAGCCCTGCAAAGTTGGCGCTGTCTACGGCAGCAAACACCTCCTTGAGGAAGGCTGACTGCTGTGCATGGAAGTCCATCTGTTTAGCGTAGTCGTTACCAACGTTGTCGCCAATGGTCTGGGACAGGTACGGGTCTTTAGTTAAGCGCTCCTCAATGTGCGCATCGCGGGCACCTTGGGACTCAAACATGTAGTACTCACGGCCAGCGCCACGACCGATCTGATACCAAAAGCGGCCATGACGCATCAACGGGAAGTAAGGACCCTTGAGTGCACCCTTCTCAAACTCGTTACGAATCTCAAGAATCGTTGCCTCTGACACACCAAGCTGGCGCATCTGGATGATGCGTCGGTTCATCAAGCGCTTGTAGTTTGCGTAGCGACGTTGGAAGAAGTCACGCACTTCTTTATATATGGCCTGAGCTTCTGGGTCTAACGCGTTCCAATCTTGTATCAACTGTACGTTAGCGTTGCGTTGCAGGGTAGTTGCTTTGGCTGGGTCTACTTCGGCAATAGTTGCAGAGTGCATTACCGCACCCAACTTGCGAGACATGTCTGGGTCTTTGGATTGCAGAAGTTCCCAACGACGAGAAATCTTTGCAGACTCCTCAAGAATGTTGCTCTTGCGGGCGAGGAAGTCCTCGGTCACGCGAATGAAGTTCTTGATCTGCGGGATACGACCAGCAACCAAGTCATCAATCTGACGAAGAGTCAACACACCTAAGAAGGCGGGGCGAAGCGCGGCATCAATGTTCCTAAACTCACGCCTGACTTGGCTCCAGTTGCGAGTCTGCATCCAACGGCGCAAAGTAGATGGCTGGTTAGGCATCCCCTTGGGCATGATCTTGGGTTTTCTTTTCCCAGTAGCCATAGCTTTTGGGCCAGTGGTTACTGTCATGCCCTCTACAGACATCGTGCCCGCCATCATTGCGTCAGCAGCAAGCATGGCTTCAGCCATGACGTTACTCTCATAACCCTTCTTTACGTTGAAGAGTCTACGGATAGCATCCGTGAAGCGGTTCTGCAATGAGTAAGGCGCTGCCTTGTAGCGGTAGCCACGCAGCATAGCTTGGAATACTGGGTTAGTCAGAGCTTCAGATACAAACTCGTGCAGATCTTTAAGACCATAAATAGCGCCAATGTCAGCGCCTTCTTGCTGTAGCTGCGCCTTAGAGTACTCATACAGCTCCATCAGGCGATCGTAGCCCTGACGTTGGAAGCCGCTGAGTCGCTCTGGGTTGTCAAGCAGGTGAGATGCGGCTGCGTGAATAGTTTCGTGCAGTAGCAAGTGGTTGGTCAACTTGCCTACACCGCGGCGCATAACAATAGAGTCAGTTGCTGGGTCGTACTTGCCGCTCCACGCATACTGTGTGTTGACCAAAGTAATCAAACTCTGAAGCACTTGCTTGTTAGACTCAGATGCATTCATCTGGTCCATAGATGACTCGATCTGCGCCAACGCAGTTAGCACGTTACGTAGTTTGCCTGAACGCAGCTCGGCTATCAAAGTGCCTTGCTGGTCAGTTGGATAGATTGCCGTGACTACATCACGCAGAGCGTCAATACGCTCTTTCAAAGACTTTTCAATGCTAGGGTCGTTGTTTAACGACTCCATAGTATCTGCGTCAACTATGCGAGTCTGGGCTGTAAAGCCAGTATCAAGCAGACGTTTAGCGAGCTCTGAGTAATACGGGTTACCCTTCATCTGCACCATCAGGTCCAGTGCGCCGCGTGTGTCGCCAGCCTCCAGCATGCGAACCATGTCCGGGTGCAACTCAGTAAGCATCTGAATTGTTGGCAGGTTTTTAGTTGACACTTCCACATCGGGGGTGGCTTCACCTTCGCCCGTAGTGGTTTCTGTTAGGCGCTCAGAGATGCGTTTGAGCTTACGCTCGTTCTTCTTCTCTACAATTGTGGCCCGCTCTTTGGCCTCTTTTGCGAGCTGCTCTTCATAACGCTTAAGAGACTCGTGGTAGTCTGTTATTGCTTTACTATAAGCAACGTTGGCTTCGTGTGTTCTCTTGTGCTCTGCGACCATCTCGTCAAGAGTAGCTAGAGTGCTCTCAGACAGATTCTGTCTAATCCAGTCACGGAAGTTATTGGCGTAGCGCCCGCCTTCACCAAAGTAACCGTAGTTGGCATTGAAGTATTTAGGGTCTACTTCGTAGTAGGCTAAGTCATACGCCAAGGCAGACATAGCCTCGCCAAATGTTTTACGGTTCAGATTGTTCAGGTATGTCATAGCCGCAGACATCTGCGGAGACATCTTCACGCCAGCGTTAAATGCTTGCTTGATAGCCAGCAACGCACCGCGTAACTTAGGGTCTGCGATTACGTGTTCGTTCTCCGTCACACCTTGGCTTGGGCGACGAGGTTTTCCTTCTGCGGTTTTGCCAAACTTTTGTGTTACTGCCGTACCAGTAGTGATACGTTCTGTATACACACCGGACTTAGGCATCCCAACACCAACTTCTTTGCCGGACAGTTGGCTGACGTACTCGCGCACCTCATCGCTAAACTGCTCAACGCCACGGCGGGTCGTGAGGTCAGGGAGTCCAGCCTTAGTGTACAGGCGACCTTGTTCTTCAGGAGACGCACGACGGAGCGCATCCATTAAAGCTCTGAACGAGTCCATGCCGCCAACACGAGCGGTCAAGTACTTAAGCATTGTTTTAGCACCAAGACTCGTGCCTTCACCCGGTGCAGCAATATCAAACTGCAGCATGGTTTTAGCTGCAACGTTCTTAGAACTATTGTGTCGTTCTTGCTCTGTTGGTGTTTCTGCAACAGGCTGGATAACGTCAAAAAAGTCTTTGACTTGCTCGCCCTCAGATGTTTGAGTTACGTGCTCGGTGCTGATGTCGGGAGCCTTAATAGGCTCACCTTTTTGGTCGTATTGAATTGGTTCAGCCGGGGTTGTGACAGTCTCGTCTACCTCAACTTCAGCGCCAAACATGTCGCGCTCTGACTTAGTTTTACGTTGTGGCTTACCTTCAAGGGCACCCATCAAAGCATCAACATCTTTGTCGTCTTGTTCGCCAAACAGGTCACCCTGCATAGCGTTTGGCTGGCGTTGCAGTTGTGCAACAGCCTGATCTATTTGTTCAGATAATCTAGCTACGTGCTGCTCAGCTAACTGTTGGCGAGACTTAACCGCCTCACCTGCTGTCAAGCCGGGACCTGCTTGGGATATTGCCCAATTGTCGTCGTAGCCACCAGCTTCCAGCTTGGCTATGTAACGTTGCTTTGCGGCCTCTAGGTTTGCAACGGCCTTGTTGACATCACCGCCCGCCATAGCCATGGCATCACGAGCCATTTGAGTAACTCGTTGGAACGAGCCAAACATATTACTCTGCATTCCCCGAGCCTCGCCGCCACCTTGTGATGCAAGTGCATCAAGCACGGGCGTGCCGTCAAACATTGGGTTTTTAAGCTGCTTAACTAGATTGCCATCTTTAATAAGCCCTGCGTTGGCATCTACAACGTCATTCAGGTCTTGAGAGACAATCTTCATCCTGCGCATGTCAGCATCTGTGGGGCGCTGAATGCTAATTAGGTCAGCAAGCTCCGTGCGAAGTTCGTCGTATTGGCGGCGGAAATCATCTAGTGCACCCGCTGGCTGTCCCGCTCCTGTATCAGCGTCTGTAACATCCTGTCCAGTAGAAACCATTCCATCTGGTTTAAGTCCAGCAGTTCGTCCGGCGGTGCCTCCTGCACCGGGCTGGCCAGCCAAGCCAGTGCCAGCTCCACCTGCTGGGGGGATAACTTGTCCAACATCTTCTTCCTCCGTGAGTCGGTCTAAGACTGACTTGCCAGTTTTCTTCTCATCACCCCTAAGATATTTGTCCGCGATACCTTCTTTCAAGCCGCGATAGCCACCCGGACCTGCTCCGCCCAGTGCGCCAAGAATTAAATTGGCTGCTGAATCTTCGCCAATTTCTTTGCTTTTGACGACTTTTTTAACGGCAATATCCGAGGCTACGCCTTCGGCTACTTCTTGTGCGCCTTGTTCAGCAGCAGATAAGCCAGCGCCAGCACCTGTACGAGCAATGACAGATTTGCCCGCTACCTTCTTAAGCATATCGTCAAACGCGCCCGTTACCAGCTTACCCGTAAAGCGATCGCCAAATGTAGCTACAAGACCCTGCATAACTGCCCCAGTCTCAGCGGCTTTCTTAATAGCCAGATCGCGGGCTTCATCTGGGCTCGCGCCGCCTTTAATCATAGAAGCGTAAAAAGGGCTATCCGTCATTAACTGCTCATGCGACAGCTTGTTAATGTACTCAGCTGCGTTAGTGCCCGCCTCTTCGGCAGCCATCGCACCACCTGCCAAACCACCAGCGGTGGGGCTCTTAGTTATTACTGTTGTTGCAATAACAGGAGCTAGCGAACCAAATACGCTGGCCGCTTGCATAGCGTAACCGCGCACAGTTGGGTTAGAGCCAAAGTCAATTTCACCTTTGAATATGTTGCCGGTGACCTGTGACTCTTTAAGCGCTTTCTTGGTTTTTTCAGAAACACTGTCTTCGATGCTCTCTTGCACGCTTTTACCAATTTCGTTAAGCGCACGAGCCCCCGGTATGTTAGGTAAGGCAGCAAGAGTTCTAGCCGCCTGTGCCTTTTGTTCGTCAGTTGATACACCAAATAAAGACGCCTTAGCAATCTGCGCTAATCGAAGACCGGGTAGCGATGAAAGCTCATCCCCCTCTATGGCCCCACGCACTGAGCCTTTAACGCCCTGCTCAATTCCAAGTGGAATGCCAGCAGTCCCGCTAATTGCGGGACCTAAAACCCTTTTGGTGAAGTCGGCGGCGGTTGTCCAAATACTGTCTGACTCAGGCTCAGCCTTTTTCTTCTCTGGCTGTTTGTCAAACTGGGCAAAGAAGTTTTCGGATGGCTCTTTTTCTTTCGCAGTATCAAACTGTTCGAAAAAATTAGCCATCTTATCCTCCTAGTGCTCTTGCTGCCGATCCCGGTCCATAGTATGCATCAAACTCAGCTCGTTTACTAGGATCAGCCCTAAGTGCGGACACTGCAGCAGCATTAGGCGTACGACCGCCACCAATCGGAGCGTCAGGAGCAACCGCTGTTGTGCCTACATTCTTAGAGACGTTCTTACTTTTCTCTGTGCGGATCTCTTCTAGCCTTGTGTCAATGTCAGCTATGTCCTTTACTGACTTTGCGTCCTTTTTGCCAGCCAGCCCAGAACGTCGCAGCTTGAGCAATTGACCTTCTTTGTCAGCGTCCACCAACTTTTCAATAGCAATTGCACGCTCTTGGGACTTATCGGGACCTGTATAACGTACGCCCACGCGGGCTTCGTTAGTATCGCGGTACTGCTGCATAAACGCATCAGCAGCTTCTGGGCCTTGCTCTTTGCGAATCCGAGTCGCTTCAGCCATAACGCGCTCAGCTTCACCGGGCTTGTTCTGACCTTCGCGCTGAATCTGCTGACCTTCACGCTGTACTTGATGACCCTCGCGGGCAACGCCAGCTTGAATATTAGCAATCTCAACACCTTTTTCTATCTCAGCGCCCTTCATGTTGACTTCAGCCAGCATCTTCTGCGCGTTCTGTTTCTGCGTGTCGTACTTATCAAACAAAGAAATAGCTTCTTTGGTTTTGCCATCATCTCGTGCTTGTTGCGCAGATGCCAATGTCATTTCAGACTGGCGCAGTGCACGATTAGCATCACGTTTCTCTTTATCAAACTTCTGCATTTCAGAGCCAAATGCTGCGCCAGCCGCAGCAAGGCCCGGCACAATAGAGCCGAGGCCCTTACCTGTAGCTGGTTTGGCACTAACGGCTTGAGCTGCGGCAAGCAATGCGTAACCTACATTTTTTTCATCTTGCGCCCCTAACTCTCGGCGTTCTTTGGCAATGTCTTCAAGGTACGGGGCCATGCGGTCTACACCGTATAGCTTATTAACATAGTCGCGCTGCGAAGTAATGCCAGATTCACGCTCTTCCATAGACGCGGGCTGTGGAATGTTGGCAAATGCTTCTTTTAAATAATCAGCGCTTGATGGACGGCCACCGCTTGCAAACGCAACAATGCCGCCTTCTGCATAATCATCATCAGACGTTGGCATTCCCGCCAACCCACCAGAAGCCCCCTGCATAACGGGCGGGGCTTGTTGGGGCTGCTGAGCTTGCGCCATGACTGGCTGGCCCATCATTCCTGCCAAACCCATAGGTTGTTCGGGAGTAACAGCCAATTCAGCCAAGGAAGGTTGTTCACCAGATGGCCCACGAGCTTGTTGAGCCATAGCCATGCGATCTGTTTCTTTTAGTATCTGCATAGCGCGAAGGGCGCTATAAGCGTCTAGCTGTTGGTCTGGTACAGGTTGACCCATCAGCGCGGCTGCTAATTGCCCGCGGTCGTCCCTGTATCTATCGGCAAGTATGGAAGCCTTGTCAATTCCTGTTCCCATGATTATTCCTTAGACCAAGTTGTTCATGGCTAACGCGCCAAGACCGCCACCCTTAGACATAGCTACACCACCGTTAGCCATGCCCGCTAGTTTACTAATACCAGCAGCGCCAAGACCCAACGACATAACGTTCTGTGCTGTAGAAGGAGGAGCTTGGTACAAAGCTGAACCTGTCTGAGTCAAAGGCGCACCACGGATAATGTCGGACATGAAGCCAAGCTGCTTGTATGGGTAGTTTTGGAAGTTCAAGAAGTCTTGGTACTTAGTATCGACGTCTTTTTGCATCTGTGCTTGTTGCTGCAAACCGTATTGGTTCTGCAACGCATTGATACCCATGTTCTGCTGATACTGCTGTTGCCCCAACTGACCCAAACCTTGAGCACCTGACAATGCTGTCTGTAAACCTTGCAGACCCAGACCAGCGCCGTATTGCTGCTGTTGTGCATTAAGTTGGTTCTGTGTGTTGTATTGCCCCATTGCTTGGTTGTAAGCGTTGTTCAAACCTGATGCTTGAATGTCGCCCTTTTGACGGGCTAAGTTACCTGCGGCTTGTCCACGCATAAGATAGTCACCACTGCCGCCAAACGCACCTGAACGAGCAGCATTAGCTTGTTGTGCTTGTCCTGCAATAGCCGCTTGACGTGTGGCATCTTGCTGCTGGCGCTCCACTACATTTTGCATGTAGGGATTCATCATGCTGTTGCCGGTCACATTACCTTGCGCGTCTCTAGTGGTAGCAGCGCTAAATGCTTTGTTGAAATCCGCTGGATTGAATGTGTATTGTGTGTTAAGTGCACCTAAGCCAGCCATGCCCGCCAAAGCAGTTGCATCTTGCAACTGAGGCTGAGACTGCATTAAAGCCGCGTTCTCATACGATTGGTTTTGCAGTGGAGAGAACTGAGCAACACGCTCACCCTGATACTGCATGTACGGGTTTGTCTCCAAGTCGGTCAAACCCGCAGCCTGACCAAGCATGGTCTGGGCGTAGGGCGCAATCTCTGGCGCAAAGCCGTATTGCGTTTGTTGTACTTGAGTAGGTTCTGTATAACCTAATTTTGGATCGTATGCCATGTCTGTTCCTTATGCGGGAAGATGTTTGTCGGCGCGGCTGTTCTTAGCCACTCTACCTCTGCCGACTGTGCCTCGGCGAGCAGATTGAACTCTGTCCATCATTGCGTATAGTTTACGAGCGCCAGCTTCAGTTGAGCCATTACCCAACTCAGACACAATACGTGCAGGGACTACGAATTCACCGTCGGCAAGTCGTGCGGGACGCTTGTTACCAATCGTTGCAGGGATAGAGTCGGACACGCCATCACCGGGGCCACGTAGGAGTCGGCCACCGTCAGAGTAACCGCCAAGGTCAAACTGCTGAGCCATGCCACCGCCAGCTAGACCAAGTAAGCCACCTTCAGCTTCAGTGGCTATTGCTTCTGTTTTCTTACCATAACGTTTCTTAGCTTCAGCTAAGCTAATGTTCATAGCTGCAGCAATCTGCGCAAGGGTAACGTTGTTGTCCGTCATCCACTTTTCGTAGTCGGATTTGGCGGGATCCATAGCGGGTAATTGAGAAGCAATGTCTTTACTAGATAGGCCGTAAACTTTTTCACCCTTGTTTGTGTAAGATACAGGAATGTAATCAGGGTTATTTTTGTATTTCCTAGTAACAGGATCAAACAAAACTTTCTTAGAGGAAATATTTCCGGGTACACCTAAAACCGACTCGGCATACGGTTTCATTATTTCACCAGTCTCTGTGTAAGGGACAGGTGAATATTTAGTCTTGCCGGTTAAACGGTCATAGGCTTCTTTAGAACCGCCAGTCAAAGTGTTGTACCTTTCGTCAAACTCTTCCATTGTTTTGGGGGTGTCTGGGATGTAGCCCAAACTGCCACCACCCTGCGTGTACGCGTTTCTAACTGATGCCATACCGGGAAAGCCGCCATAAGGACGATACGGAATGTTAGGCGTTACAGTGGTTGAGCCGTCTTGGTTGTACGTTAAATCGCCGGGGTTTGTTGCGTTACCAGCGGGGTTTGTAACAGTCCTTGAAACAACACTGCCGTCGTTTGTATTTGTAATGGGAGTTAATGCTGCTAACTTGGCTTTTAAATCGTAGGTGGTTCTAGCGCCAAGAGGCGATAATTGAGATGCGCCAATTAAGTTTCTGCTAAGGTCAATACCTTCAGTAGCCAACTGTTGTTTAGTCTTGCCTGTCTGAGCAAGTAAGTCAGCATCAGTTAAGCCTTTGGCTCGTAACTCGGCGTCAATAGATTTAATGCGGTTGGCTATTTCTGTTTTAGCTTCAGTCCCTGCATAGCCAAGGAATTGATCGTACAACCCTTTTGCTTGACCTTGCGTAGACATAGAAGTAAACGCATCTTTGTACCATTGCTGTTGTTTATCAGCGGCAGTTGGCTCACGCCCAAGAGTGTTGCGCACCCACTCGTCCACAATGTTAGTTGTATCGGTAGATGTGTAACCTTTAAAGGGTGTCGTAGCTTCTACAAAAGTTTTGTTTCTAATCTGGTCGGCAGTAACCAACTCGGTGTTAGCACGAGCACTTGTTAAAAAGTCTTGGTAAATGCTTTCAGGTGAACGGCCAGAAGCAATTGCACTGCTCCAGAACTTTAAACCTTCAGGATCAGCATCGCGGCCAAGCACGTTACGGTACATGTTATTAACCATGCCTTGCGCATCGGCAAGAGAAGTTGCCGCGCCAGTAGCGCCTGTTGTAACGTTTGTAATATTATTTGCTGCGGCAAGATTATTTAGCCCACCCGTAGTTCCGGTTTTTGGTCTAGCATCAATCTCAGCTTGCGCGGCGGTTCTAAACTGTGCTAACTCATTAGCATCAATGGTAGGGCCAAATTGATTTTGCCAGTGCTCTAAACCAGCCTGTTCACCACTACGCCCTAGAATAGATGTGTACAAATCGTTTACAGTTGTTGCCGGTGCTGCTGCACCTGCAGTATTCACTAAGTTAGGTGCAAGGATTTGCTGTTCGGGGGCTGTGCGATTTTTAAGTTCCGCCTGAGCCGCGTTTTGAAAGCTAGCAATTTCATTAGCATCAATAGTGTCGCCAAAACCTTGTTTCCAAAACGCCAAACCTTCTGTATCAGGAGCGCGGCCAAGGATGTTTGTGTACAAATCCTCAACAGAAGTAATAGCAGGAGCAGCGCCACCTTCAGCCATACGAACCACTGGCTCACTGCGCTGGGCAAAGTTTAATTGGCCGGGGTTGTAACCGCCGTCGGCCATATCCATCAAACCACCTTCTGCTGCTTTAACAGGCACATCATAGTTACCTGTGGGTGTATAAAGCTGCTCGTAAGGGTTGTAAGAAAACGTACGAACTTGGCCGGGGCGAGTCGTAGTCGTCGGCATATTGGACTTAACTCCTTGGTCGGCAAGAACAGGGCTAATTGCAGATAGTCCGGCCTTCCAATTATTTCCGGCAAATTGCTTCATTGCTTCAGGGCTAGATGTTGCTTGACCAGCTCCGGCAGCTATTCTTTCAAATGGCGTTGATGCGGCAAATTTTTCTTCAATAGCTCTTTGGGCGACTTGATCTGCTTCAGCAGTCAACGCTGCCCCTTCAGTAAGGCCAGCATTTTTTAAAGCCTCTCCGCCAACTTCGGCAGACATTGCTCCTGTTCCAGCAGTAGCTAAATTAGCGCCCAAACTTGCGCCGCCGTAAGCGCCAAAACCAGCCATAATGCCTTTGCCTAAATCACCAGTACGCAAGGTTTGGAGAGCGCCCACGGTCATTGCCGAAGCAAACGGGGTTGCGCCAAGGAAAGCTAAAGACGTGCCCGCAGTCATGGGGGCTAAGGCAAAACCAATAATCGCTGGAAGCAACTTATCTAAGAAGCCAGCTTCAGGGAGACCCGTTTCTGGGTTAATGGTAAGGGAGCCACCGTGTTTCATGGCCAACGCTTGTAGTCCCTGCACTTCACGTGGGGACATGTGGATAAGCATCGAGTCAGGGCCGCGACCCTTGGATGCCATGTGGTCGGCTAGTACAGCAAGGCTCATAGTTGCCTCTCAAAATGGGGGTTGGCAGATAATATCATGTTGACGTCTTTATGCGAAGCATTTGGCTTGTTGCTTGTACACCATCTTGTGTATCTCTGTAAACATCGCCAAGGCGCAAGTTGGGTAAGTCTGCCTCAGTCGGCAATGTTTCAAGATTTAAGTTAAGCGTAGACCCACCCATATCACCGGGGTTGTTTAACTGATTAAAGTACAGACGCAGAACGTTGTTTAGCTGATCCTGATACCGGCGCTCGTACTCCGTAGGAGCCAACGGCAAGCTTGGTGGGATTGCATTTAGTTCAGCCATTAGCGTCTGCCGTCCGGTCTAATATCAATACGGGGTGCGCCCAACTGCCAGCAAGTATTAACTTGGTTAGAGCCAATCTTAAAAATCATCTGACGACCACGCATACGGGTGAATATCTGCCCTGTAAACTGCTCGGTAATCACGTATGTACTACTTTTAGCTACGGGTTGTGATGCCGTACTTGTAACCCCAGAACCTGAGTTGGCTAGACCATAGAGCGTCATTGTTACAGACGGCAAAGTGCCAGTGGGGGTATTTTCAGCGTTTTCAAACGTCAAGTCAGGAAGGACACGCCACACAAAACCAAAGTTGTGGCCGTCACCAATATCAAACTCAGACGAGCTAATGTAAGCATTAATTGCAGTAGCCGTGCCTGTTGTATTGTCGTTCAAACCCGTCTCGTGGTTAATTAAGTTACCTGTAAGCGTAGCGGTTGTGTAGTTTGCCGCAATTGGGTAAGACTGCAATCCAGAATCAAGCCATGCTGTACGCGACATAGTGCCATAGTACCAAACTTTTTCAAGGTAATTATAGATAACGTATTTGTCAATCACCGTGCTGTCAGCCGAGCAATAGAACCACCAGACCTCGTTGAAGCCTTCATTTGTGCCAGAGAATACTTGCAGTGATTGCTCTTGGTTAAGGTCACTAAACACATACCGGCGCAGATCACAATTAAGCGTTTGCACGCGGCCATCGTAAGAGTAAAACTTATCCACGCCCATCCAGTACACAACGCCCGAAGCAATCACAGCAGCGTTAGGACTCATGATTGAGATGTTGTCACCAAGAAGCTGCGATGCCCATACGTAAGGGGGGCCAAGGTATTGAAGCGAATACACGCTAACGTCTGTAAACACCACAATCTCTTGGCGAGTCTGAACTGTAGTAACGATCTCAGAGCCGTGGGAAAGTCGGGTAAACCCTGCCTGATTGGTTGGGTCGGGCGTCCAGTTGTAAATGTCATCCTGCGCTGACCAACGAATTAACATAGGGTCTAACGTGCTAGAACCATAATCGTTACAGCCAAACGCTATCAAGAAGCGAGAAGCGTCCGATACAGTCATGTTGTTTTGAACCGTGGGCACATCCACAATTAGAGATACAGACCCCGTGCCTGAACTAGATGTGTTGACTTCGGTGCCAGAAGTATTGAGCAGGTTGAAGGTCAAGCCGTTAACTTGAAAAACGTAATACGTAGTAGCCGCAGATACGCCAGTAGGTAAAGAGCCACCAGAAAACTGAATGGCTGCGCCTTCGGTATAGAGTATGGTGGAAGTCACCACAGTTGGAGAAGCGTTTGTGAAGGATACTGTGCCACCCAAGGAACTAAGCAGTACACCACGGGTACTTACAGTGTTAGTTGCACTCCAATAGTAAATAGCGCTACCACGAGGGCCATACACTAAATCTTGGCCGTAGTTAATTTGATTCCACAACCGCAAAGCCGACGTTGAGTCACGGCCATAACCCCATGTACCTACAGTTGAAGGCGGTGCAACAGCAGGGGGACTGCCCCAAGCACCAGCGCCCCATCCTACAAGCGGAACAGGAATGGCGGGGCCAACGTTAATTTGGTAGGTTCCAACAACAGAAGCACCGCCCGTAGCACCTGCTGCAACCACCGTTGGGGAAGTTGAAATTGTGTACGTATTAGCTGTTAAAACTGTAACTTGGAACTGTGCGTTTAAGGTTGTGGCATACGTACCAGTAGCCCCAGAGAAAGTAACAAAATCACCTGTTACGCAGCCGTGGTTTGTATCTGTAACAGTTACAGTAGTTGTACCGTTACCCACAAAAGTTACGTCGCCAGCCGCAGTGACTAGACGGATAGGCGTAATGTCATAGTAAACACCGCCTTGGTTGATATAAAACTTAAGGTTTGTGCCAACACCAATCAGATTATTGCCGCCAAGCGTTACCCAATTCCACAATGAACGGCATACGCCTTGGTACGTAGCCGCAGACAATGGCTCCCAACCGCCAATAATTTCTGGATTGCCTTGACGGAAGCGAATTTTGTCACCCTCATACCAACCACCCTCGGTGGTGTATCGAGTATTCTCCCGGTTGACGCCCGGCTTAAACAGTATTTTTTGTAATGGCATCGGCAGTCCTAAGATAGAAACACGGCACGTTCGTCAATCCGACGTTTCTGTAGCCCTTTGAGAATTTTACCCCCCGCCATGCAATACTTCAAGAGTTCTTCTGCTGCCCCCACCATATCACCACGAATCACCTTTTGTCGCATGGTTGACCGCTGTAGTGTACCTAACCCAACATTGAATGAAAACGATACAAGTGCGTCAAACTGTCCTTGAGTAAGAGGCACAGGACAATAGGTAGCCACGCCTCGCTCAAACCTAGCAAGATCGGCCTTAAGTATTTCATTGACTTCCTCCATGCTGTGCTTACGCATATCTTCCGGCGGCGGCACAAACGCATCCCGCTGGTCTATCTTGAGCTTGCCCTGCTCTGGAAACATGACGTGCCCAACGCCCACAGTCCACAGCTTGGCTGGACATTTGTATGGATTCTGCCTGACCCCCTCGTGATGGCGGATCATGTGCAGGCACTTCTCTGAGATGTTCATTTACCAAACGCCCGACCACCAAAGTGGAAAGCAATGATAGAAGCAAACAGGGCTTGTGTATCGTTATCCCACAGCATCTCGGCTAACTCTACAAACGTAGCACCACTGTGCCAGCCGTAGGTAAACAAGCCAATGTCCACAAACAACAACAGGAAGAAGAAGCCATAGGTAATGACAGGGCGAACAGAAGCACGGAGGTTCTTCATCCAAGGGGATGTGCCCTCGTTTAAACTTGTGTCGTGAGCGTAGAGAGCTTGCATCTCGGCTTGCTGTGCGCCAATCAGGACTTGTTGGGTATTGGCTGCGCTCTCAGTTGCCAACTGCTCTGACCGGATATTTTCAATGCGCTCCTGCGCTTCAAAGCCAGCCTTGCGTAGTTCAAGCTCACGGGTAATCTGCATCTGGGCCAGAGCCAACTCATGAAGTTTGTCAGACTTGTCTTGAAAGAAATCCAGCAACTTGGGCAAGCCGCCCATCAGGAACGAGATCAGAGTTGAGAGAAGAGTTAACATTTGCCATCCTTTTTAGAGTCTTCATTTTGCATGAGTTTGATACCAGACAGGAACCCAATCATGCCGCCTATAAGAGTAGAAAAAGCGGGTGAAATCATCTTGAAAATTTCTGCGTTGTCCACTTCCTTGGCCCACAGACCCAACATAAAGCTGATTACCATAGCCAATACGGAGATACACAGGGTCGTGCTTACCATGAGGGTGACCCACAGCGTCAGCTTTTCTTTTGTCTCCATCTGTGGCTTCCTGACTGGCCTCGGTGTTGGTTTCTTGGTCATACAAGTTTGTCAATCTCGCGTTTCAAGTTGTTAATCTGGATGCTCAGGGTTACCTGCTTCATCCTGTACTCATAAATCTCATACTCATACTGGTGGAACTTCTTTACCCGGTTGTCCACCTGTACTTGATTTGCCCGTTCAGCGTCCAGCCTTTCCACCCGTTTGGCAAACACATCCGTCTGCGTGGTCGCGGTAGGTTGAACTATCGGATACCATTTGTCGTAACTGATCTTCACTTCTTTTCCCGATCAAGCGCGTCCTTGTATCCATGTATCACCTTGCCTCTAAGCTCTGCCGAATCCGCCGCGCCAGCCCACTCTGACAAGTTGTTCCAAATCACCACATAGTCCGAAGCCTTGCAGTGCTGTGCATTGTTTGTCAGCCACATAGACATCTGCTGGTGACGCTCGGACGGATTGTGAATGACGTACGCTATCCCGTAGAACTCGCGCACATGACAGCCATTCTTGGCTACGGCTCCCACTAGCCCCAACAGCAATAACAGAAGGAGCCAGCGCATTACGCATGGTTAGGCGTTTAAAGCATCCAAGCGATTCCATGCCCAGTCAGTTGCAGCCGATGGATCAAAAGGAATAGTAGCTTCTGGATTGCCGGGCTGTGTTGGGTCAGGTTGTGTCCAGTTTGCACCGACTGTTGTCAAATACGCCAACAGGTCAGCTTTGGTTGCAAAAGCTTCAGCATCCCCTATGTCATCGGTTTCAGAGATGCCAACCATGACCATGTCACGGGGGCTAGGGGTGCTGGGGTCAGCAACCACAAACACGCCACCAACGCCTTCAGCGTGTAGGCAGAGGAATGTAGGGACTGTGCCGTCAGCGGCTAAACGATACTTCATCATGCGATGTGCCATTTTTATGCTCCTTGGGCGTACTGCCCGCTAAAAAGATATGCGCCAAAATGCCCGAGTTCGCACCAAGGCGCGGCCCAGACGGTTCCACCATGCTCACGGTACAAGTGGCAAAAGTTGTAGTCCTCAGACAGAAGTTCGTGGTCGTAGTTCTGTACCTTGAAGTAGTCGTACACCTTCTCGCCTTTGGGGATGGTTACACCCCCGTTGTCATACCAGCCCACATGAGGCTGTAGTTTCTCAAAAACATCGCGGCGGATCAACATAAATCCTGTGCCAATATGCTTTACCTGAAACGGCAAGTCTGGGCTAATCATCTCGTGACCGTCCAGCTTGTTTAAATTAAAAATGCCCGTCAGCTTGTGCAATGCAGGATGGTTCAGAACAGCGCCCTGACGCACCTTATCCCAGTTGATCCCCTTCATAGGGACTGGCCCACCCACAATACCCTTGTCGGCTTTAATCATTCGGGCAATGTCGTTTGCCACAAACTTCTGGTCAGCGTCAATAAAGATCAGGTGGGTTGCATCCTGCATCTGCATGAAGTGGTGCGCGATGGTGTTTCTACCGCGTTGCACCAAACTCTCGTTCCCAAGGAATATGCACGTTAGCTTGATGTTATTAACCAAACAGGCTTCCTTGAGCGCCAGCAGGGACTCCGTGTATTCAGTACACATCATCCCCCCATAACATGGTGTGCCGACGACTAAGTGCATTACTTGTTTTCCAACTGTGGTGTGTTAGTCAAGGATGTAGGATCAAACACTGAGAAACCACGGCGGGCCGCAAAAGTAGCAGGGTCTTTAGCCCACTTGGTAGCGCAGGCTTCTAACCAGCGCACGGTCATTTCATGTGTGGGTGCAGTGCCATTGGAGATAAGCTGGTTTTCCATGTTTAGGTAAGCAAACACTTCAGCCTGCGCTTGGGCGGCGTTGATACCAAGGTCAAACAAATAGATCAAGTTACCTTCGTCAATCGTGCCGTTGCGTGAACGCGCCGCATTCAGGGCTTGCTTCATACAGGTCATGATGTGGTATTTGGACTCTTCCTGTTCGTAGTCCTCTTCGGTAATCTCGTTCTTGCCAACGGCTTCCAGCAACTGGGCGTGTTGGTTCACCATGAAGTTCATTTTGCGCAATGCGCCGTTGACATGGTTCTGAGTGCCATCAAGATGGCTGTTTATTTCTAAGATTTCAATCTCAAGCAACTCGCGATCAAGCGGATCTGTGCAGCTTTCCAACTCACGTTCTTTTTTCTTAAGTTCCACCTGCTTCTTACGCAAGCCAATGTAGGCTTCTTGCAGGGCAGACTTTGTTCTGTCAATCTCGGCCAAGGTGTGCTTAATAGAACGAATAGGCGTGATGGCCGTTACGTCTAGTGTCACCGACATGAACTGACTGTGGGACTTGTGGAAATTGCTGGTGTCGCGTGTGACAGCAGGCATCCGGTCTTGGATATTTTTTAACATCAAGTTGTACTCTGGTTTTGTTACGACCAGCGCAGTGTTCATGTTGCCAAGGATCAGTTCATTGCTCAAAGGTTTCTCCTGTTTGTTGGGGATACCATCATATCCCACCGTGTCCGTTGGAACAGCCTGCCATTGACCATGTGCCTGTAATTAAGTCGCCAAAATCAATGGCATCGCCTGTGGTGGCAATCGTGACGTAGTCAATAATATTACGATACACCGCATTATTATTTCCCCCCGCAAAAACACCCCTAGTAGAAGATGAAGCCGCGCTAACAAAATAACGTCCAAGGGTTAAGTCGCCAAAATCTGTGGCATTACCAGTAGAAGCAATAGTGACGTAGCTAATAACATTTGTATTTGCAGAACCAGTTTCTCCACCTCCAAACAAGCCACGAGTAGCTGAAGAGCAGGACGCAAGGCCATAACTAACCACCGTTAAATCTCCAAAATCTGTAGCATTACCAAGTGAAGCAATAGTGACGTACTCAATAGTATTTACTCTATCACTACCGTTATAACCACCACCAAACAATCCTCTTGTTGGAGAAGCGCACCCAGCCCCATAAGCATCTACCCCCAATAAATCTCCAAAGTCTGTGGAATTTCCAGCAGTTGCAATAGTGATGTATTCAATTACGTTTCTATAACCGTCATCACCCCCTCGTCCGCCAGAAAACAAACCTCTAGTAGCTGAAGAGCATCCAGCTTGAAGTCTTATTGTTTCAAGTAAATCACCAAAATCTGTAGCATTCCCTGTTGTGGCAATAGTTACATATTGGATCACATTGTTTGGGCCAGTGCCCCCAGAAAAAATACCCCTTGTAGAAGATGCACAACCTGCTTGTTGTTCTACTGCGGTAATTAAATCACCAAAATCAATAGCATTTCCAGTCGTGGGAATAGTTATATATTGAATGACGTTTGTAAAGCCCGGAGTTGTACTTCCACCCGCAAATACCCCAATAGTTGCAGTATTACCAGCAGTGGGCCACAACCCTTGCTGAATCCAAAATGTTGCTTGGTCTATTGTCCAGACACCGGGAGCCGCTCCGTTTGCAAACGGCCCAGCAGGAGGTACGGCTACGGGTCTGATGATCCCTGCGTTCCATGAAGATGTTGCCATTTTTATAGACCCCCGTGAGAATTAGAACAGCCAGCTTGCGCTTCAAGAACAGATAGCAAGTCGCCAAAGTCGGTGGCGTTACCTGTGGAGGCTATAGTGATGTATTGAATCACATTTGTTACAGAACCTTCACTGTTTCCACCAGCAAAAACACCCCTTGTGGATGACGATGTACCGGCTATTGAGTACTTGCTATTTATTAAGTCACCAAAATCTGTAGCGTTACCCGTAGTTGCAATAGTCACATACTCAATAATATTGACCCCTGTACCAGAAGGCCCACCACCGGCAAATATACCTCGGGTAGAAGATGAACAACCAGAAACTCCGGGTAGCCCCGCTGATACATCACCAAAATCCGTAGAATTGCCCGTGGTTGCAATAGTGACATACTCAATATTATTTATTGGTATACCGCTAGAATCATCGGTTAGCGTAATAACCCCGCGAGTTGTAGAAGCTACCCCCGTACCGTAATAAGCGGGTTGGCTTAAATCCCCAAAGTCAGTGGAATTACCTGTTGTTGCAATAGTGATGTATTCAATGGTGTTTTTAACGCCACTTGCGTATCCAAGGGTCAAAACACCACGAGTTGAGTTTGACAGGGCTAATGCTCTATTATTTCCAGCACTTATATCGCCGAAATCAATAGCGTTGCCTACTGTGGCAATAGTCACATAGTCCATTACATTAACAGAGCTACCTCCTATAAACACACCGCGTGTAGAAGAAGAGCAAGCGGCTAGTTGTGTTCTGGTAACTGTTAAGTCGCCAAAATCTACAGCATCTCCAGTAGTTGTAATAGTGATGTACTGAATTACATTTGTGTTACTTCCGTAATTTCCGCCGCCAAACAAAGCAATAGGCACAACGTAACTAGGCCAATTCTCCGCCCCGATAGCCTGCATCACAGCAGGGAGTGTCCATACACCTGAATAACTTGGCATTTATAGACCTCCGTTAGCGTTTGAACAACCTGTAATGCCCACAGCAACTATAGTTAAATCGCCAAAATCTGTGGCATTACCTGTAGAGGCAATAGTGATGTAGTCCATGACATTTATGCCGTCTGTAGCAGCATTAGTTGCCCCGCCCCCAAAAACGGCACGAAGGCTAGACGATACACAACCCGACTGATTGACTTGATTTGATAAGTCACCAAAGTCTGTAGCATCGCCTGTAGAAGCAATCGTAATGTAACTAATTACGTTGGTTCTAGTAAAAGAACCACCTGTCTGCCCACCTCCAAAAACTCCACGAGTAGATGAACCACCACCCGCCACACCTAGTTGAGTTATTGTTAAATCTCCAAAATCTGTGGCGTTGCCTGTAGTAGCAATTGTTACATAATCAATTACATTTACAGGGTTTGGATCATCGTAACCACCTGCCCAGACACCACGAGTAGGAGACGAACAAGAACCTGTACCATATCTACTGGATGTTAAATCACCAAAGTCCGTTGCGTTGCCTGTAGTAGCAATTGTGATGTATTCAATAATATTTGTTTCTGTTCCGTTAAGGTCGAGTCCCCCACCGAAAAGCCCACGGGTAGACGAATTGCAACCAGCGGCAAGATACCTTACAGATGAAAGCGCCCCAAAACTTGTAGCGTTACCGGTAGTGGCAATTGTTACATAGTCAATTACATTTACATCGGTATTAGGCGGCCCCCACAAACCACCTGCAAAAACGCCTCGTGTTGAGGAAGCGCATCCAGCAGTTCGGTATCTTCCTAAAGTTAAATCGCCAAACGTAGAAGCATTGCCCGTTGTTGTAATGGTAATGTACTGAATTAAGTTTGTTCCGCTTATAGACCCGTTATATCCGCCTGCAAATATACCTCTTGGCGGAACGGCAGGAGTCACACTACCACTAGCTGCACTGTAAGCACTTGGGCCATAAGTGTTTGTAGCCCACACAGCAAACGTGTAAGCCGTGCCATTAGACAAGCCAGTAACACTAATTGGTGAAGAAGCCGCAGAAGCCACGACCCCACCGGGTGTAGACAACGCTGAGTAAGATGAAATAGCGGAACCGCCTACATTAGATGGCGCAGTAAAAGCAACAGACGCAGAAGCATCACCACCCGTAGCCGTCCCAATGGTCGGCGCATTAGGATTGTTCAGCGGATCAAAAAAGGCTGAGATAAACCCAGCAGGAGGACGTAGTGGCATGATGCCCCCCTATTACGGTGTAATGGTTTCGTAGCTTACTGTGAAAGTCAACTTACTTGCTGTACCGCTGGTAGCCCACAATGTGCTTGGCTCACCAGACACGCTGGTATCGAGCAAATACAACATCGTAGTCTTGTCAAGCAAAATCAGAGTAGCATCGGCTGGCACAGAGATTGTGGAGCCAAGTGCACGGTAAGTTGTACCATCAGCCAAGCGCAATTCAACAGTTGCGTCATACGCCGCAGAGCCGTCAATGTTGGCAACCATAATCTGGTTGATCTTTTGGGCAGAGCCAGTAGCTGGCGCAGTTACCAGCGCAGTACGGGACGAATCCGTAGGTGTGATGGAAACCGTGTGAGGTGTTGCTACTGTGCAAGCGAGAATATTTGGTGCAGCCATGATTGCTCCTTAGATGCTGTATAACATTGCGATTGATGTGACCTGTGCTCTGGTTAAACCAGCGCTTCCGAAAGATAGAACGCCCGAGCCGTTAGTTACAAGGGCTTCACCGTTTGAACCGTCTGCACCGGGAAGTGTAAACGTTACATTAGTAGAAACCGTGCCGGGGGCTTGAAGCGCCACGTACTGACCGCCTGTTGTATCTTCAAAGCGAACATCGCCTTGAGCCGTGACGTTGACCTGTGTAGCTACAACTGTACTTGGTGTTGTTGCACCAACCGAACCATTCAAGGGGCCAGATAAACCAGCCGCAGTTAGCGTAGTGCCATCAAATGTCAGATTGGCAGAACCTGCCAAGTTACCTGAACTGTTGTACTGAACTTGTGTGTTTGAGCCGCCAGCCGATGCGCCTACGCGCACGTAGTCTGTACCGTTAAATGCCACTAAAGCTTTGTCGGCTACAGCAACCGTGACACCTGACTGACCCGCTGCTTTAATTGTGACTGAGCCACCTGTGGCATCGTTAATCACCACGTACGTTTTGCTATAACTTGGGCCTGTGATAATTTTGGTTGTTGTCAACGCACCTGATACGCGAATAACCGCATGTTGGGCAGTTACTGTACCTGCACCTGCCAGAGTAGACGTAATGTTGGTAGCTGACGCATCGCCCGTGGTATTAGCCAGAGTTACCGCGCCGTCACCTGTCAGAGTCAACGTAGCTGCAATAGCAAGATTGGTATATTCAGTAATACCGTTATTAACAGTATTGCCCCACGTGCCGGAAAGGTCACCTTGCGTTGGGGTGACTAATCCTAGTTGTCCTGTTGTAGCTGCCATTTAATGCTCCTATGTAGCAATCTCTGTCCATTCGGGGTTTTGTGTAGTTGACACATCAACCCAATTTGGTGTCTGGGAATCATCAATCACAGTCCACCCCCTAATAAAAACTGTTCCAACTGCTCCAGTACCCTGCACGCCAGTCACCAAAATGGTTTCTGATACTTTAACTGAAACAGTACCAACTTGTCCAGTTGCACTGACCCCTGTAACACGATTTATTACTCTGGCTATCGCAGTGCCTACTGCACCTGTACCAACCACACCTGTGGGTGATGCGCCGCCGTTATAAATCAACGTTACCGTGCCAAGCTGACCTGTACCCGCAACACCTGTTGGAACCAGCGTCTTGTCCAATCTGAACGTAACGCTACCAACGGCCCCTGTACCAACCACGCCCGTAGGAGTGAATTGAACTTCGGGGGCTACAGTGCCAACTGCCCCTGTACCTGCAACTCCTGTTACAGAGATTGCTTTACCAACTCTTATCAGCGGAGTACCAATTGCGCCCGTACCCTGCACACCAATCGGGATAACAAAGTCATTGACGTTAACAATGAAGTTGCCTATCTCCCCAACACCCTGTACGCCCGTAGGCATGTACGCGACTCTTGGAGTAACCGCCCCTACTGAACCTGCCGCTGCTACACCGGTAAGGGTGAATCTAACCGCCGGTACAACACTTCCTACTGCACCCGTACCCGCTACGCCCGTTGGAATGAACGTAATAGATACTGATATGCCAACCGAACCAACAGCGCCTGTACCTTGGACTGATATGCTGTTTTGTCCCCAAGGGCCATCGCCCCAAGTAGACACACCCCAGCCGCTCATTGGGAAGACTACACCGTCTCCACCCCAAGCGTTATACCCCCAAGGACGTTCGCCCCATCCGGTTGCCACATTAACTCACTTACGCAATACGAATGATTGCCGTTGCCGCCGCCGCTACTGGAAACTGAATTGTGAAGTCACCAGAACTTACAGACTGGTCGCCACCAAAACTCAGCACAGCGCAAGCTGCGCCAGAAGCTGATGAGTTGTAAATTAAAGCGCCGCAAGTTGTGAACGTAGCAGATGTCCAGCTTGTATCAGCAAAATCACAAATAGCTGTTGTGCCGTCAGCAACAGGAGTTACTGAAGCCAGAGTATTGCCGGGCTGTGTGTAACCCGTTGCCGTAGCCAACTCGTCTGTACCCATTTGGGAGTAGTTAGTTGTGGCCGCGCCAAACGTGCCAGAGCCAGCGGCTGTAGCTTTAAACAACGCAATTTTAAATGTGTTGCCGGTGGTTGTTGTAAAGTTGTGTACAGCTTTTAGGATTTCAACCTTGAAGCTGGTGGGCATTGCCGTGGTAATAGTAATAGCCATGTTATATCTCCAATAGAGTTACAAGTTCAGGATGCCCCGCTTCACGGAGACGGTTAGCTAGAGTCGTGTTGTTCGACTCAATTGCGCGTTTCATGTAGAACACCAACACACCACGGATGTGTTCACGGAAAGCTTGCGCTTGGTCGCGAATGGCCGGATGGGATTGATCCCCAACATAAATAATTTTGTTCAAAGCTTGCTCAGCAAGTTCTTCGGGATTGAACCCACGATGGCTCACTGCGTGAACCAGCACGTCACCAATATCTCCGGATGATGTTGCTGCGAACATTAGGTAATCCTTATGATTGCGTTAGTGCTATTGGCAACTGGAAACTGCACAGTAAACGAAGCAACAGACGTTTTATCTGAACCAAAGTCTAATACACAAACAGTCGGATTAGAACCACCTGATTGGTAAATTAAAGCGCCGCGTGCAGTAAGTGGGCCATACCAAGTAACATTAGAAAACGAGATATAACTAACGTTGTTAGCAGATATTGGTACAACAGAAACTGGAAGCGCAATACCACCTGCGGTGTAACCTGTAGCTACAACTTCACCTGTTATGCCAGCGGTATAAACAGCGGTATCTGGGCCTAGTGTTGCTGCACCTGTGTACAGCGCCATCTTAAATGAGCCAGACGTAAAGTTGTAGACACCGTTCATTAGCCCGGTGGCAAACGCATTGGTAGCGCCTTGTTCAAGAGCCATCAGGTCACCGCCTGTCTATATTGACCAGAACGATAAGCATCCTGACGCTCCATACCATCGCCCAGACGTTTAGCCAACGCAAGTGCTTCTTGGTACTTACCGTTGTACAGCGCCATCATGTCTTGCTCACCCTTCATGTAGGTGTAAGCTTCAACCAACGAGCCATACAAAAGCACTGAGTCAAAGTTGTCACCAAGCCATGTAGTTGTCGCAGTTACAATAGACTCTGGGTAGTAGTAATAGTGCAACTCAACGGGATAGCTACCATCTGGTGTAGGGCCGAGGATAAACGTTAGCTCTGCATCATTAGTAGACTGAGGGCCAAACAACGCATAGTACTTTGGAGCGCCAGTATCACTAGCTCTTGGGTATGCTTGACGAATAAAGTTCACGTCTTTGTTTAGCAAATACTCGTAATCACCTGTAGCTAACGTACCGTCTACCACAGCCATTGAGTACACCGCCAAGAAGTCCGACGGGCAAGCTAAGTACTTATTGCTGGCGGTTGTTACTCCTGTCACGTTCTTGCGAAGTGATGGAAACTGAACGGTGTTGTAAATGCGCTGCTCAGCTTGCTGAACGAACACGGGGATATTAGCCACGAAATCAGCTTCCGTGTTCTCCGTGTACGCTTGAATAGCAGTGCTGAGTGCGGCGTAATTCATGCCATCGGGCCTCGAGACATCAGACCTTTAGTAGCCGCCCCTGTACCGCGCATCTTGATGCCGCTGGTTTTAGTTGGCTTATAGCCTTGGCTACGGGAGTTAGCCACGTTAGTGGGCGTCTCCCGTAGATATTTAGCGTTGTCTTCTACACCAGCTTCTTGGATAGGAGCAGGTTTAGGCTGACGGTAAATTTTTGTAGCCATGATTAGCCTCCACGACCAACAGAGCGTTGGTTCATCACTTTAGCCATGTTGCGGCCATACTTAAGCATGTCGCTGTTTGTCTTGCCACCAGCACGAAGTTTGGTTGGGGTCTTGCCGGGGTGCATGTTTTTCTCATGCTTACCAACAGCAGACTTAATCATCTTCTTGTCTTGGGCTAAATCTTTCTTGTCCATGTTCGACTCCTTATGTCGTTGTAACCGTAACTGTACCAATTTCCACGTTTAAAACCAAGTAGTTTGGTGTTAAACCATCATCAGGGCCGCGTGCCCCACCAACGGGGTTCCATCCCCACTGAAAAACTCGACTGCCCTGCTCTGGAAACCCATTAGCATCTACTGCGGTGCTATTGGTATTTGTAAGCTGTAACCCACTCAAACCAGACTGATAATAACTCCGATCAGGGCGAGGATTCCTCAAGCCTTGTGGATCATCAACCGGGTACATACCCAACTGCAACTGTGGCTGATCGGGATCCCAGCACTCAGGGCAAACCAACAAGTCGTAGTTTTTCGTCTTGATGATCTCTTTACGCAATACTTTTAACTTGAACCGTTGATCGCAACGGTCGCACTGCGCAATCGCCCATTTGCCAGAAGCAAACCGATTACTCATCAGGTGCCCCCAATATACTGCTGACGAGGTACAAACCGCACAGCGGCCTTCTCTCGGTCTTCCGTAGCCGCCAACTCCCATGCTTCGTCGTATTGTTGCTTTAGTACAGGTAGGCGCTCAGCGCCACCGGCGATCTTTAACGCCAAGTAATACGACAGGCCAGCGGCCAAACATGGAATAAATCTAAACGGAATGTCCATCACGTTCACACCACCACCCGCATCCTGCGTGCGGCGTAGACGCCAGTAAACAAACGTGTACTGCTGGGCTGAATCTGGAGTCGGCCAAACCGTAACAGCCGGAACTTGAGCCCAATACACAATAGCTGCTGCGGTATGGGCTACGGCAATGGTTTCTTGCTGGCCACGGAAGCAGTTGTAGAGCGTGCCAGACTTGGCGTTTGTGTTCTGTGTGATGTAGCCGTAGTTGATGATCTCGTCATCAATCTTAATAAAGCCAGTAGAAGGCAGGCCCGTTACGTCATTTAACACAATCTCAGTGCTCGTAGACGTAATAGTCGTTGTAAGTGTGGCTGCAATCGGGGAGTTCTGCCCGTTAAAGCGCTGAATCCAGACCTGAATAGGTCTAGCTTGTTGAATCTTGTTGGGGATCGTAGCGTAGGTAGAAACACTAATACGCGTGATTGTCAGATCGGCTTGATTGTTCTGGATGTTAGCTTGCGTACGGATTACATGCTCGATTAAATCCACTGTGTCATCTGGCAAAGCGTACGTGTTTTGGCCCTGTACCAGAGTGATCTCACCCTGCTCAATTGTCCACATATTGATGCCGCGATTGGCCCAATCTGCAAACATGATGTTCAAACTGCGGCGTGCAGTGCGTAGATCATAGCCAGTACGCAGTTCGCCACCAGCGCGTTCAAACGCCTCCTCAACTAGCTCATCTAGCTGAAGATTAAATGTTGATGCGCCAGAAGTAATTGCCATTATCTAAACCCTGCTGTTTTCTTTGCGATCTTTTTTGGTTGGGCTACGAATTGTTTCCCGGCCTTTTTGCCCTTACGTTTCGCCAGCGTTGTTGCAGCGTACTCAGAAGGGCTGAGACTTTTGATCGCAGCGCTTGGAAGATATCTTTCACCCGTGTCAGAAGAGCGTTTGCCACTTTTGGTTCTCCATTTTTGGTCGCCCCAGTCCTTCAATGATTTCTGAGGCGCTTTCAATCTCGGTAACCCCCGCCAGCCGCCTTGTATTTCTTGGCGACAAGCTGCGCTTTACGCGCTGACCACTGACCTGCGCCAGTTCCTTGGGTTGCTGCGGCTTTTACTTGAGACACAATCCTCTTGCGAAGACTAGGCTTTGTGTAATTGCCAGCAGCGTTTACTTTACCACCATCAGCGTACTGAGTGAAGTCGGTGTCATCCCTGCGAGCCTTACGTTTCGCATTTGGCATTTTGCTGGCGCGAATAGCGCCCATACCACGGGATGCCATCATGATTAGTACATCTTGCAGTTAGTCTTGCCTTTTGTGGCAATACCGTCGGCACGGCTAGAAGCGGAACCACCGGAAGCCATCTTTGTAACTTTCTTCATCCCAGCAGGTTTGCCGGTCTTAGAAAACGACATAAACTTAGCGGTCATGCCGCCTTTGGCTTTGTTCTCAGTAGTCAAAGACTCGTTGTACGCCTTTTCCTGTTTCTTAGCGTCAGCACGGTCTTTGGCTTCTTGTTTGGCTTCCTCAATAGCGTCAAAGTTAGCTGGTTTTTCAACACCGCGAGACTCACGTTTAATTTCAGCATCGTCTTCACGTTTTTTGGCGTCAAGCTTTTTTTGACCTGTCATAGACGCTAATTTTACGGGTCCGGCCATAAGCCCTGCACCCCCGGCAATAGTGGCAGCTAATTTTCCAAGCATGATAAGTCCTTAATACATTTTGCACTTGGTCTTGCCTTTGGTGGCAATACCGTCAGCGCGTTTGGAAGCCGAAGAAGCCATGCCACCGGAGGCCATTTTCTTAACCTTGCCGCCCTTTTTGTAGTAAGAATTACGGCGCGGGACATTACTAATTCCCATATCGTATTCAGCACGTGTCATTGGACTACCGACGTTAGCTTCCTGCATTGCCGCCTCTGCCGCCTCGCTCATAGGCCGTGACTTAACTACGGGTTTACGCGTGATGGGCTTAGGCGCAGTAGGTTTAGATGGTGGAGAAACGGTCTCGCTGGAACTGCGACCGGCGCTAGAACCATAGTCAGAGTACATGTCGTCATCTAAATTACGAGCTACATCTAGCTTTTCTGGTATTTCGCTAGCTTCTTTATCAGCAGCTATACGGCGTTCCGCTGCGGCGGAGTCTTTTTTGTCGCCCTTCTTGGACAACATATAGCCCAACGTGCCAAGCGCGGCAAGGGCTGTCAAGTCTTTACGTGCCATGTTGGGCTCCTTAAATTAGCAGGCTTTGCCGCCGTAGTTCATCTTCTTGGTCATGCCGCCTTTTTTCATGCCTAGTGGCTTGCCGTCGGCTTTCATACTGACCATAGTGCCCTTTGACAGACCCTTTGATTGAATGGCGTGCTCGCCTTTGCCTTTAAAGCCACCAGCTTTAACTGCGCCCATTTTGGCTGTAGTGATACCGTTACCGGCACTGCCGCCTTTTGCCATTTTCTTTGTAGCCATGATTCCACCTTTTTTCATAAGTTCCATCTTGCCTTGGCGGGTCGATGGGTTGTTAATTTTTTGAAGATCGGGGCGGGACTTGTTGGTGTCCTTACCAAACTTCATACCTTTGCTTGCTTCACTAAACTCTTTTGCAACTTTTACAGGAACGCCAGATGCTTTGGCAAATGCTGGGTTGTGAGCCGCAGCGTCCATGAACTTCTTTTGTTTTTCACTCGTCGCTGGCATTTGCAGCCTCCTTGCGATTAGTCAAACCACGAACGGTGTCGGACTCCCAGATACGGAGGCCAAGATAAATAATCGTGAACAAAGAAGCCAGAGGTGGAAGCCACGTAGCCATAACACCAACAGTTGTTAAAACTGCTGCGCCATCTGCAACTGCTTTAGCTGTGTCATGCTGGGTCATACCATACGTCCTTTTGTCTTGCCTTTAGTGGCGCAGCCATCAGCCGCAGTTGCATACCCGCCATCCGCGCAGTTCCATGCCCTCAAAGACTTATTAATCCTTGAATCCGGATCGTTGGCCGTCTTTGCGCTGGTCAGCTTCTTTTTCATTCCACTCATCCTCGCACAGAAAGAGTCGCGCCGGGAGCCGCCTTCGGGCTGGGGCCGTTTCAAATTCATGCCTTGCGCTTTCGCAGAGGCTCGCCCTTTGGCGTTCAA